GCGTGTAGGTGTTGGCAGTGCGCTCACATAAAGCAGTGTGGTTCAACTTTTGTATTTGCACAACAAAATGATGCGGCGCTAACCCGCATTACGCACTGCCAACAAACGCATTCTACGATAACTTGCAATTACATCAATTGACACCCTGTTTTAATTATGTGTTATAGTTGCACTGCGGTATGTAACCGTTTAAGGAGTTTTATATGAGTTTTTACGTTGAAGATAAAGGTAATTTTGAAGCTACCCCATCTGGGATGCACCTTGCAAGATGCTACCGAATCATTGATCTCGGAACGCAAAAATCGGAGTACATGGGTCAAGTCAAGTACCTCCACAAGATCATGTTGGGCTGGGAGATCCACGGCACCAATGATGATGGAATTCCCCTCAAGATGCGTGATGGCCGTCCATTCGCCATATTCAAGAACTACACGTTGTCGTGGTCTGAGAAGGCTACCCTGCGTAGTGACTTGCAATCTTGGCGCGGTAAGGATTTCACACAGGAAGAGATGCGTCGCTTTGACTTAAAGACTGTACTGAATGCCTGGTGCATGTTGAACGTGATTGAGCGCGCAGGCCAGGACGGCAAGATGTACGTCAACGTATCTGGCGTGACCCCAGTGCCTGCCATGATCAAAAAGGGCGGCCTACCAGAGGCGGTCAACAAGAACGAGCTGTTCAAGATTGACGAGCCAGACATGGCGATGTTTGAGACATTCAGCGACAACCTCAAGAAGAAGATTCAGTCTTCGCCTGAGTGGGAAAAATTCACCAAGAAACCCAAGACAGTCGACGACATCGCTAAGGCGCCTGTCACTGGCTTTGACGAAGACGAAGATATTCCCTTCTGAGGTACATCATGAAACACATAGCACTCTTGGCGGTGGTGCTTGTAGGTTGCTCTTCGCCGGGCAACCCATATCCCACCCAGCAACTACTGATTGACAAACAAGTCTCGGCTATGAGCCGGCAAGAAGTCATCAACGGGATCCATGACTGCCAAAGCAATGGCATGCGCGCAGTCATGGTGACATCAAAAAAAAACGTAAGCGGACATATCACAGACGTAGTCAGCGAGATTACCTGCGCCCCCCGCTACTTTGGTTACTAGGAAACACATGACAACAATCATTGCACGATCCGCAGAGTCGGTTCACTGGTACGGCCAGGATGGCTCACCCCAGTACACCGTCAAAGCAAAAGACGGCTCAGACCGTCCTACAACGCTCAGAGACGCACGCAAGTTCAACTTGGTACCTTCGGTTACTACCATCCTAAAAGTCTCGGCAAAGCCTGCTCTAGACGCCTGGAAGAACGAGCAGTTGCTTTTGGCGGCGCTGACCCTACCAAAGGTGGCCGGGGAGACAGAGAAAGAGTTCATCGCACGTGTTGTGGCGGACTCCAAGGAAACGGGCAAACGTGCCGCAGAAGCCGGTACCCGTATCCATGAGGAGATAGAAAGCCACTTCGCTGGCCAGAAGTCTGCTCGTGGCATCAAGGTGGAAGAGGCTTTGTTTGACCATTTCAAGCTGGACCCGTTCCAGCCCTGGTTGGTTGAGCGCTCATTCTCTTGTGACCTAGGGTTTGGTGGCAAGGTCGACTTGTACTGCAAGCCTGACAAAGCCGCTCCCTATGGCATCGTGGCTGACGTCAAGACCAAAGACTTTGGACCTGACGACAAGGTAGAAGCCTATGACGAGCACCTGATGCAACTCGCGGCCTACCGATATGGCTTGGGCATCCCCAATGCACGCTGTGCAAACGTGTTTGTATCGCGCACGCATGAGGGCTTGGTCAAGATCATCGAATGGTCCGAAGAAGACCTAAAGCGTGGTTGGGAGATGTTTGATCATCTGCTCAGCTTTTGGATTATCAAAAATAGATTTGGAGCTTGATATGAAAATCAATTTGCAATTACATGTAGAAGAGTTTGAATTTATGAAAGTAGCTATTCAAGAAAAAACCAAAAGTCTTATTGACTATATGGATGGATCAAGAAAAATAGCTTTAGGCATTGAGCGAATGAATGAAGAATATCTTCGGGAGCAAGCTTCTAGCATTGATGAAGAAGAGTTTGACAAAGAGCTTGGAAAAGTTACCAACAAGAAAAAAGCAGTCTTTGCTTATCGCAAGAAGCCAAAGTCAGCACCGTATGGTTTGAAAAAGGACGGCACACCCAAAGCTAAGCCAGGGAGAAAAGTATGAACGTCATAGACAAAAAAATACTGTTGGACTGCGTGCGTGGCCTTAGTGCAATTGACTGTAAATTTGCAATCATTGATGGTGATGGCAACAGTTATGGTGACTTACAAGTTGTTAAGCCAAGAGAAGAAAAACAGCGAAAGAAACCTCAATACCCTTGGGGAACTTTAACTAAATATCTTTTGCCATATTTGGAAACACTTGATGCTCCAGGAAAAATGGTCAGCATACCTTTTGGTGAATATAGAGGAGATTCTTTGTGTAGTACGTTATCTTCATGGGGTACTAAAAAATTTGGTCCTGGCTCCATGAAGCACACCATGATCACTACAGAACAACGCATCGAAGTAAAAAGGATTTAACCGTGACACCAGAACGCATTCATGAAATCTTCCGCAGTATTCACTTGGAGGAAAACCACAACTTCCTAGAAGACGATCTAGTCAAGATCGCACAAGCTTATGCAGAAGAAGGCGCCAGGCAAGAGCGCGCAGGCTGTATTAAGGTTGTAACCCAGTTGAACCGGGTTGTTGGTGAGAAGCTAGCAGAAGTACGTGGTAAGTAAAAAGACCCCCACCAGCAAAGGTGGGGGTTCAAAAAGGCAACTGCTTGCCTTCACGCGGGGGAGACTTACCTACGTGACTTTTAACGGATCCTATTTCCCATAGGATCCACATCCGATGTTTCAAGCATGAATTCTTCAGGATGTTTCTTCAAATAACGATCTCTGTCTTGTGCGCTGAGCATCAATTGAGTGGCCAAAGCACCACCAGCAAGTAGTGGGCTAGCCACACCACCTACAAAGGGCGCTACGGTGCCAGCAAGGGTGCCTAAACCAGATGCTGTAGCCTCACCTGGTAATTTCTGATGAACCCGGTTGTAGACGTCAGCAATACCATGCGCAACGTTGGCGCCGGTCAATGCTCCAAGTGCTGGGTACTTTAGGAAAGGCAGGTAGCCTTTGGCGTAATTCGCCGCAGTACGCAACATGCTAGGAGCTTCTGCAACTGGCGCGGCAACCGGTGGAATAGGCACATTTGGCGTGCCACCAAACCTAGGTGATGGACCTTTGCCAGCGCTCTCAGGCAAGAACAAGTTTGCCCGGTTTGGGTTGGGACGCATCTCAGGTGCAATCTTGCGAATCTTGTCTTCCGCCTCCATGGCCCTGAGCTTCATTTGATGGGCTTCAGCTTTGTCCCTGGCATTCAATCCAACGTCTGTATAACGGCCCTGTGTGTCGCCAGAAGCCACCCAATTTTGGGTTTGGTAGCCACCAGCAGGCTCACCAGTCAATGGGCCTTGTGCAGTCGGTAAATTGGCCGCGGCTTTGCCTTTCAAAACCATTTCCATAACTTCAGCAGGCGACTTGCCAGCCTTCAAAGCGGCCACAGCTTCTGGATAGCTTGTGACTGCTCTAGCTATGTCGGCCTTCAATTGCAAACCTGCGGCACCAGTTCCAAGTGCAGAACCAACAGTAGTTCCAGCGCCAGCACCAGCCAAAGTAGCTAAACCTGTAGGCAATTGCGTAACGGGTGGTTCTGGTGGTTTAGGCGATGTTTTAGGTTCACCTGCCGCAGAAGCAGTTGTACCGGGGGGCTCAGGTGGTTGCTCAGTATTTTGTTCTCCAAAGTTGCCACTCTCAAAACTAGCAATAGCATTTGCCAGCTTTTCGTGTGAATCTTTTGGAAACGGATCTTTAGTGCTTTTTAGGCCAAGCTGTTCAGCAAGATGAATTTTGTAATTGTTTCGCGCATCTTCTGTGTTGTCACCAGCAGGCGAATACCTATCAATAAAATCATTGGGGTTGTTCAAACCATTTTTGATTTTTGTTTGAATGTCATTGACTAAAGCTTTGCGACCAAACTCTGGTTTTTGAAAGACGGCAAACCCTTTGTCATCAACACCAATTTGGCCTTCATATGTAACGCCGTTTGGTGGTCTGATGTTTCCAGGGTTATTGTTGTAATCAGCACGAGACATGATTAGTCCTTAGAAAAACTGCCGTCTGGGTTTTTGCGCCAACCTGCTGGTGGTTTGTATTGTGTATTGCCGCCAGGAGTTGACGCAGGTTTAGATGCGGGAGGTGAAACGTTGTTTTGTTTGGCGGTGTTAGATGGGGTGTACCAACTTGGCAATTGATTTGACTCTAGAGGATTTCTTCTTGCCAATTCTTGAAGTTCACGTCTGTAATTAGTTTCAAATGTAGGATTTGAATAAATCTTTTTAGCGGGTATATCGCTATCAATTCTCAGATTGTGTCTATCAATATCATGCTTTGCTTGTAATCCCATTTGATCCAAGATGCCAACAAAGCCAGCTTGCGAATTAGCAAGGCTAGGTGACTGCATACTGTTTAACTCTTGCAATGCATTTGTTGGGTTGACGTTAGAACCGCGCAAGTTGACTTCAAGTCGTGCGATACCCTTGATCAGCTCATCAGCTCTCAAACGAGTTTCTGTGTCAGCATTCTTTAGTTGATCACCAGCCGCGGCAACCATACCTTCAACAGCCGCTGAAACATTACCTTGAAATTTATCAAGGTAAGACCTAAACATGGACAGTGCATCGCCGTTTTTAAACAGCGAGAACATAGGCGCCAACTTAGGATCAACGGCTAATGTGCGCAGATAAGTTAAATCGTTCAACAAATTATTTGCAGACTTAGCCGCAAACTCAGATGTCTTCTCTTCATCCAAACCTTGCATAGCAACGTTCTTTGTGTAATCAGCAACAAGCGCAAGCTTTGCAGATGTTCCTAAACCATTCCATTTTTCCAACGGCATATCTTTAGGACGGGCCATGTTTAATTCGTTTAGAGCTTTTTGTGCGTCTTCTGGTGAACTCTTTACAGCAGTGTTTTTAAAGAACGGATTGCTCAATGCAAGAGTAGGATTTTCAGCAAGCGCTTTACCACCTTGTATTTGTTGCTCTTGCTGAGTTCCGGTAGCAGACAAGAATTTATTGGCCGCCGCAGAGTATGGGGAAGTTGCGCCCGTTAGTTTTTCAACTTTAGCAATGATGTCGGGTGGATATGGCTCACCAGGATGCATTGCTTCCCAGTTGCGCATTAGTTTGTCTGCAAGCTCTTGCTGGCGCAAACTAGCTTCCATTACAGAAGTCTTCATTTGCATCTGTGCTACGGTGGGTGCAACCATGCGTTGCTGTTCAACTGTGTCACCCAAAGCTTCTGCGGCAGAACCTAGGGACGCAGTGAAGCCTCCCAGTTGGGGCTTAGCAAACCCAGCGGCTACTTTGAACCAGTTAGGTTGCTCGTAGCGCTTTTCTAAAGCTTTGGCAAATTCGTTTTGCTTAGCCATTGCATTTTCAATAGCATCACGAATTCTTGGGTCGTCGTGATACCCAGCCAAATTCATCTTTGAAAGATCTGGCTGTTCAATATTAAAAACAGGCAAAGATAGTGGATTTGTTTGTCCCATGTTTTATTTCCTTACGTAGGATTATTTGAATTTGGGTCAAGAGGATTGATCAAATTATTATCTGTTGTTGTTGTATTCTGAGTTGGTTCCGGTGTTGGTGTTGGTGCTGGCGCTGGATTTTGTAAAGGAGCCTGTGTCGCAGAAATTGGGTAACCATTTTGGTCATATCGATTACCGTTCTTGTCAGCATATATAGCATTTCCATTTGCATCAGCACTAATAAATTGAGCGCTTGTACCGTCTTGTGAATAGACACTGGTTGGCAAACCGTTTGCGGCGGCATAACCTGGACCAACAGTTTGACCACCGGTTCCTTTTAACAAATCGCTCAAACCAGTAATACCCTGACTGAGCAATCCAGCGGCTCCACCACCCAATTGGTTGATACCAGCACCAGAAGCACCAAGCGAAGCCAATGTAGACAAAGGCGATGTATTGAGTTGTGTGCTTGTTGTTGTTGGGATCTGTTGGCCGGCCATAAGCGAAGCCAAAGTCGACAACGTAGTAAGCGGGAATGTCTGTTGGTTCTGGGCAATAGTCTGCTGTTGGCCACCCAAAGTAGCCAAGGCATTTATGTCTGCCAAGCTCAAGTTTTGATTCTGAGCGGCCAGGTTGCCCAACGCAGTGCCTGCTTGGGTCAAGTTTTGTTGGCCTTGGCCTGCCTGGGTGCCGGCGGTTGAACCGAGCTGTCCCAACAATTGATTCTGTGCTGTACCGGCTTGCAGTGCCTGGCCATAACCAGTGTTCAATGCCTGGTACTGTTGGTTCAAGATATCGCGGTCAGCATTTGAAATCGTTTGTCCCAACACTTGGTTGGCGCGCTGGGAACCAAATTGACCACTACCTGCCGCACCAGCAATAGCTAGTGGAGACAAGTTTTGTTGGATGTTGCGTTGGCCCACATCACCAATTGCATTGACTACAGAGCTCAAATATGGGCTCATGTATTGCGCGGCTTTATCAGCAGGGCTTCCTGCCGCCTGGCTTAAATAGTCAGCACCAGCTTGCAAGGGCGTTACAGCACCTGCGGCTTGACCTAGAGTTGAACCGGCTTGCTCAAGGGTAGGCTGGTACGCTGTAGCGGCCGTGCCTACATTTTGAAATGCTTGTTGCTGTAATGGCTGTGCCCCAACAAACTGCGCCGCTTTTTGAGCCGCTGTACCTGCGCCAGCAAGATTGGCTAAATAGTCGGTGTAATACGTTGGCGCTTGCGTCGCCGTCGTTTGTGATGATTGGGTCAGATTTGCCATGTTTAACCTTTCGCCATCTTGAGGTATTCAAGAGGAGACTTTGCCTTTGGTGGTATTTTAGATGTAGGTGCTGATCTTTTGTGCTCTCTGAGCTCTTCACGCATAGCATCCAGCATCTTTGCGCCATGCTTGTTGTCACCGCCACCCAGGGCAGTTACAAAAGCTTCTGGCAGTACAACTTCGCCGTCTGCGATCTTTGCAGGCACTGGCTCACCATCTTTGTGATCATGGTGAGGGACCTGGTGCAAGAACTTCATCAGTGCTTCGTTTCCAGCTTTGCTAGAACCGTCACCAAAAGCCGCTACAGCGTCCGCATCCATCACATAGTCACCGTCATGAAGCATCGCTGGAATATCGTCTGATTGGCCTGTTCCGCGGCCACCTGCATAGTATCCAGTCACACCTGTGATGAACTCAGGGTTATGACCTTTTGGTGCCGCTTCTTTGTACTTGGCCAAACCGCCATGGGCACGACCAGTCAAATAACGGCTCATTGGGTTAGTAATCGTTGTCAATGGGTTTAACGTGTTCAATGGACCCTGGTGCAAATGCCCCAAAGGATTTAACTTAGGCGCCATGGGATTGGCACGTGGTTGCAAAAGCTTAGGCTGAAATATCTGTGAAAACTTAGGCGTGCCACTTGCTTCCAAAGCTTTCCAGTCAATCTTTTTGACATCTGGGTTATCCCATATGCTTTCGGAGCCACCAGTTGAATCAGTTGTAACGCTACTTTGACCGTCAGCGCCAGAGTAATGCTTAGGCTGAATATGCCTTTGCAAAACTTCTAGCAATTCAGGAATGATTTTGCTGTGATCAATTGAACCGCCATGTGCAACGTTATATGTTGGCTGAGCAGATAACATGCTCATTTGCTGTGGATTGACTAATCTGCCGTTGTAAACAAGCTCTTCTGTTGGGTCGAGCGTTGTATCTAGTTGCGTGTAATCGTCCAAGCTAGACAGCTTAGGCACTTTGTAATTTGGGCTGGTAACTGCATTACCGCTTGCATGATGTGCTAATCCACCATCTTTCATCAACAAACGCGCGCCAGGTGCATTTGATTGCGCCATACCTGTACTGGCTGGTCCAATGTTAGCTGTAGACAACGTAGGCAAAGCAAGATTAGGCATACCAAGTTGCGCTAAACCAAGCGTTGGCAAGTTTGCTGTGTTTTGCAAGTTGTATTGATTTTGTTGATTCGTTTGCATATTTGGCCGTCCCAAAAAAGAAGTTTGCGTAGGTGCTGATGTTTGGTTTGACGATATTGGGCTTGTAGGCGTTGGGTTCAACAAAGAAGATACATTGAAATTGGGTAATGCAGATAAGCCTGTCATATCTTTTAAGTTTGTATTAAATTCTGAGTTGACAACACCTAAAGCGCTATTTGTAAGAGCTTTAGTTGGATCTTGACCGGATAGCAATGAGCTGATTGTTCCGGTTGTAAATTGGCCAAGGTCTTTGCTACCGCTGACATCAGCTATGTCTGAGCCCAAACCACTTAGTGCTTGCGATTTCAAACTACCCAAAAGCACTTGCGTAGGATCAGCGCCTTTAGACAATTGATATGCCGTGCTGATACCTTGGCGCACTCCTGGTGGAATTATTTCGTTTATTGAATTATTGACGCCTTGCAGGGTATCTTTAATTTGCTGAAAAGGAGTCGATGCGGTTGCGGCTCCATCAATCGTTGCCGCGGCTTTTGCTGTTGCGGCTTCTGCAGATAAAGCTGTACCTATTTCACTAGCTACGCTTGTGCCTTCGCCCAAGGCACCAACTGCGCCTAGATCAAGTGCACCTTCTGTGGCGGCACCAGCAAGTAAGCTAACGCCTGCTAATTCTGCGGCTCCTGCGGCGGCGGCAAATAATACTATGGCACCCATTTATTGCGCTCCATGTACTTCTGCCATCCAGTTGAACTGAGGCTTGTCTGAGGGCAATACATTGACGCCAACGCGTTTTAACATTTCAAGTATTCCGCTGTTATCTGCTTTACCGTACACACGGCGAAGCTCAGACTGTTTGATTATGTTGATAAAACCCATCAATGATTTGGCTAAAGTCAAAGGTGAATCAGTTGTAAATAAATGCAACTCGACATCATTACGGTCGATAAAAGTCATTAGCAACACGCTGTCGTTTTGCTGAATGATGGTTGCCAGTTTTGATTTAACAAGTTTGGCGGCAGTTTGCAAAACGACTTGTGGAATAACTCCATTTCGTTTTGAATCAGCCAGAATGATTTCTGATGGTGTCATTGTGGGTCCAAACTCATAATTCCAACCAGTTGTGCCGCCCACTCTTGCCATGTATCAAACATGCGGTGGTCAGGGATAGCTGATTGAACAAAATATCCGATGCCGTTCATGCCGTCGACCCACTCGCGCCAGCGTTCTTCTGGGACGTTTCCCAACTGATTTGGCGCAAACTGTTCTTCCATGAGACGACAGTAGTAGTCCCATGTCAGATTGCGTGGATCGTATGTTGTTGCCATTATGCGGGGTTCGCTGTACTGCGTACATCGCCTGTATCAAGACTCAACAACGTCTTACCCATGAAATAGTTGCCGCCAACCGTGTTGGATATGAACCGCAAACGCAATTCACGGCGCTGTTCACGCATGTCTATCTTCAAGGTGGTTGGATCAAAGTTGTATGGATCAGACGTGATATCTACATCGTCTGCATAGCCCTTACCAGTCACAACGACAGACATGGTGCCAGACTGTACAAAGTCCGGTTCAACTCGTTCACAGCGTGTCCAGACGTTGTCGCCTGGCTGTTGGGTTGATCCAACCAGGCCTGCGTACGTACCCAAAGACGGTGTCTCAAAGTACGAGTTAATTGCATCGACTTGGTTGGTATAGATTTGATCTGTACCGATTTCGTGTTGCCATAAAGTGTACGTACCCGAACTGTTGGCAGTTGTGCCGCCCATGATCGGGTAATGGAACACCTCGGTGTAGGTGCCTGCTGAACGCTGAGCCAAGGGTGACTGGCCAGCGTCGTACCAAGTCTTCTCACGCACGTTGTAAATAATTGCGTCAGTACATTCTGTCGCATTACCGCGTGGATAGAAGAACCAAATTTCGCCCCAGCGTGGAATCTTTGTCACCCACACTTTTTGGCGTTGGTTGTAGTTCAAGTTGTCAAAGAACCAGTTTTGATTCTGGCTGTTTGGAACTTCTTGGACAACACCGTTGTACATCAGGAAACGGTCAACACCTACCCAATAGAAGATGCCGTCATATTCAATAACGCACTGGCTAGACATGATCGAGCTCTGGCTGGTGATCAAGTCATACTTCCAATAGTAGTTAATGCCGTTGACTGTGCTTGGGGCATAGCTGACCCGTACTACGGAATCTAAAGTCCAGAACAGGCCTGCAGGCGATGTTGTACCGCCACGCAGTGGAAGACCTTTGACGACCTTACCAGTAGACACGTTGTTGGCGTTGGCGTCAGCGCTTGTCCAGTTGTTGAAGTCACCTGCCGCGCAGTTTTGAATCAACCCGTTGTTGCCGTAGACAAACAAATATGGGTGAAGCATCACAACACCGCCAGAGACAGAGATGTTGTTGTCAAATGTCAGGGTAGTTGAACCGGAGGCCGTAGCATTAGCGCTAAGAACTGCTGTCCATACACCACCAGAAGTCGATGCTGACAGCACCGTTGTATTAGATGGTATGCCTGTTCCAGTCACTGAAACGCCTGCACCAATAGCGGCAATAGTGGTGGCAAATGTGACGTTGGGTGAACCGGTTGTAGTGGTTCCTGTAGCCGTGAATATGCCTACCGCGGCCATAGTCGTACTAGTAAAGTCGCCAAACAATGGTCGAGTGTTGACCGTGCTATCGATGGCGCTCAGATTTTGACCAGGGTGAGCAATTAGCTTGTTGGCATTACCGCCGGTAACGTCATAGCCAATTTCAAACTGCCACAAGTTGTTGGCGTTTGATGTGAAGTTACTAAGTGTGAACGCAGTTGGACCAGATCCAATACCGTACTGGTTGCTAGTTACCCACTGCTCAAGGTTGCCGCTGTAGCCAGAAACAACATAGTTCAAGCCATTTAGCGAACTCATGTACATGCCACGGGAGATGCCGCTAGCATTCAAGAAAATGCCGTTGACGCCACCCATCTTTTTAGGTAGTCCATTTTGGAAGCGAACCCACTGCCCGTCTACATAAGTAGGCGAGTTGAACTGCGTACCGTCACGCTGGATGCCGGCTTTAATCTGAAGGGCAACAACCTTTGCGGTCATTAGAATGCCCCGCCTGGGATACCTACTGGCACCAATAAACCACCAGATGTCAGCGTCATGCCATTAACTCCGCCGTAAGAGAAGCCTAGTTGTCCACTGGCCACTAGGTAAACACCTGTTGTGTTATCGCTATTGAAGTTCAACGATGGCAGTGCCGCAGAGCCGTTACCAAGCGTCAGAGACGTTAGTGATGATGATGTCGCGGTCTGCGAGTTAAACACGTTGGTGCCATCACAAATAGCAATAACTGTCTGGTTCTGAGGTAGTACAACCGTAGTTCCACCAGCTACAGATGTTTTAAAAGTCAAAGAGTATGAGCCCGTTGTCTTGTTCTGCAGTGAGTACAAGTTGACCGTAGAAGGCAAGATAACTACTGCGTTTGATGTCAGCGTACCGTTGTAAGACTGAATCGTGTTTGCCGCCTGGGCAGATGTGAGCGTTGTTGTTCCACCTGTAAGAGTCACAACCAGTTGTGTATATACAAACGTGTTTGATCGTCCATATGCAAATGTGCTGTATCCGGTTGAGCCGTTAGAACAAATCACAATCGATTCAGTCAACTGCAATTGTTGGTTTGAGTTTCCATCAATGGTGTCTGAACTTGAGCCGTTGGGAGAAATAGTTAGAACACCAGATCCGCTATTGCGAACAATAATGAACCAGTCATTACCGACTACAGAAGAACTGGGCAAAGTCAGGGTGCCTGCGCCGCCAGTCCAGACGTAAAAAGACGCCCTGTCTGACGGCAAGAACGTGTATGCACTACTGACAGAGACAACCGGATAGGACTGGTTCAGTGTGCTACCTATGGCCATCAAACCATATCCAGCCAGGGTAGAAGCATTTGCCTGAGATACGCCTGTACCAAAGACAACAACCGCCCAAGTACCGTTAACAGTTGTGTTGTCTGTTAGGTATATGAAATCCGCAATCCCGGAGCCTATGCTTGAGATTGTGTTTCCGCTGTTGTCGGTAACGGTAAAAGCAATTGATCCAACATTTCGGATCAGTACGCTTTGGCCGGTTGATACCTGTGGTGCAGGTGGCATGAGCAACTGCAGGACAGGTGCTGTAATTGTTGTTGAACTTACTGTTTGTGAAATGTTTACTGTGTAAGTACCATTTCCACCAGAGCCACTGACAAAAGCTGTAACAGTTGTACCTGTAGTTATGCCTGAGCCAGTGAGAACCGATCCGACTGCTATTGCACCTGACGAAACTGCGGTAATGGTGAGTGTCGTTCCACTGATAGAGCCGGTAAAAGAACCAGCTCCCAGGGTTGCTGTAACTTCAATAATGCCTGCGACAACGCTGGTAGTGTTGCCATTGATAGGCCACTGCAGTGTCGTGTTAGAGCTCAGCGTTAATGCTTCATAGCCAATCGGTGATTGGTTGACGGTTTGCCCCGTGTAGGGATTGATATATGTTGTCATGATTAGGAGTCCACAACGATGGCTTGACGATCCCCAACGCGAGAAATATCCTCGGTTTTCAGGGCTGTGATTGCTTCGGTATATTTCTGTTGGAACACCGCGCGGTTGTCATTCTTTAAGAACAACATGGCCTGCAAAAGGGTGCCGTACAGCATCGCATTTGGAGCGTACTGGGTAAGCCAATTGGTCTGGTTAGTTGAACTCAAAGGTGCGATTCTTTCGTAAAAAAGAACCTCGAAGTTGTAAGCCTGGTCGGGCGTAGGTGCTACGTACCAGTGCTCATAGTCGCTGTCTGCGTAATAGACCGGGGTAGCCGTGCTTGCGGCATTTGGCCAGTAGTTCTGCAAATACTCTAATTTGCGCAAAAGCACGGGTTGAGTTTGACCAGATGCCAAAGTCAACGTCATAGAAACTGTCTTGCGCCAGCGCGCTGGTTTTTGGATGTTTGGAGTGCCTGCCTGCATGGAAGCAGTCACAACTTGCAACTGCCCCAATGTTTTGATCTCCTGGGCAATTTCAAATTCTGCCAAGGTAATGAACGTAGGAATAGCGGCGATAGTCGACGGATCACTGCGCTCCAGATAAGAGAGCACCATAGACGTCAAACTGTTGTACGTCATCACCCATGATGGAGTCGTAGCCATAGTTGCCCTTTATAGATGCCCTATTGTCCCATTACCCGCTGATGACAGCAAGGGCTTGGTTGGTATGGTTGATCCGTTCTTGCAACCCCAGGTCACCGCCGTTAATGATTTTTGTCAGGCCACGCCAGTCTTGCACATCAGCCTTAGCATTGCAGTTGTGCGTTGACCAGAACCAGCCGGCAGTCATTGCGGCGTATTTGGGTGTGCGGACCAGATCAGGATTCATCACAAAGTCAACACCGCAGGCTTTGCCGGCATGGTAGAAATTGTCATGGCCAGTTAACTGGAGCCAGCCGGATCCGCGGAACCGATACCCATCACCAGAAGCTTCGTCTCTGTTGCCCATACGATTAGCGTAAACCTTGTTGGCCAATGCTTTAGGGTTACGGCCATAGGGCTGTGCTGATTCAAGCGTAGGAAAGCGCTTAGGCCATACCTTGACCAAACGGTCAGCGGCATAGCTTAGGCCTTCTTCCAGGGTCTTGAAGTTGTCGCATTCATGTCCGCACTGGCCAATAAATGCCGCCTGACGAATAGGCGTGTCAATACCCCAGCGCTGGAATGTCTCGTTGAAAACATCTGCCAGGCTTGGATCTATGTGCAGGCGTGAGAGTTGATCAGCGTTGACCATTTAGATTTCTCCTATAATACGCATGGAGGTATTTATATGAATGATATTGATTTTTCTGGTTTGATTTATTACCCAGACACAGGTGCTTTTTACAGAGTTAAAACACCATTTAGGCAAATTGAAAATGTAAGGAAAGATGGCTATAGCACCTTTAAATACAAAGGCAAAAAATACCTTGCACATCGTGTTGCTTGGTTTATTCATAATGGCGGTTGGCCTGTCAATGAAATTGATCATATAAATGGAAATAGATCTGACAATCGTATAGAAAACTTGCGAGACGTTGATAAAAAAACAAACATGCATAACCAAAAGAAACCACAAAAAGGAAACAAATCTGGACTGCTTGGTGTTTTTTGGAATGCTCAAAGAAATAATTGGACAGCAAGAATTTGTTTGAATAACAAACGTAAGTATCTTGGAGGCTATTCCACGGCAAAGGAAGCCCATTTGGCATATCTTGAAGCAAAGCGTATTTATCATCCTAGCGCCCCTGTGAATTAACTGACTCCATTACTTGGTTGTAGGCGGTGATGCACTGGTTGAGCTGGGCTGTGTTTCTGTCTCCTTGGGCGACGATTTCTGCAATAGCGAGGAGAGTCGCTCTGTCAGATTCACCTCCCTCTGTGTTCCGATCTCCGCTGGCAGGGGCGGTACTTGCATTGGCTTGTACGCAACCTGTGGCTTGGAGGCGCACGCTACCAGAGCGAATAAGCTTATTAAGAGAAGACTGTTTTTCACTGATGGCATTGTTGGCCTCCTGTAGTTTGTACGA